TTTTAAATAACCTATCTTAATCTTTCTAGGAAGATGCTTACTGTTACTGGTTCTAAACGATTTACGATAAAAAACTCAATTGTGATGTTGTAGCCCTGATTATCATAATCGGACTGAACATAAACATTACGAAGTTTGACACGAGGTTCATAATTTGCAATAGTGAGTTCAATTTCTTTCTGTAATAAAATTCCCGTTTCTGCCGTCATTGGTTCAAAAAGTAAACGACGAACGTTAGATCCAATTGATGGATTAAATGGTTTTTCGAAATAGTTCAAAAGTATCAAATTTTTAACTGCGGTGACAATCGCGCGATCGCCGACCTTTCGATTTACATCTTTAGTGACTGGATTTGCGCCAAAGTTTAAATCTAAATCGGCATATGTTCTTGATACGTTTGATGTCATTTTACTACTTAAAGTTAATAGAATTATTTATTAGGTTACGCCAAACGGTGGTAGCCTTGTTTGTATAATCTATGGTTGTTGAAAGTTGCATTTTTAACCACAGTTGTGCCTGCTGGTCGGTTTCCAGACTTATTATATGAGATATGAATCCAAGGCAAACCAGATCCTGTTGTTTTATATTCTAAAAGTAACTGATCATGCGGTACGTTATCGCGGATAAAGAGGACAATATCGTAGTATTCTGATTTACTCAATCCTGGGAACTGCATATCAGCGGCTTGTCCAACCTCGTGTTGAGAACGTCCAGCCGAAGAACCTTGCGGCTTGCGGAAAGCGTTTGTAACGATCATATTTGAATATTTTTCTTTAATTGGGTCTAGGCAATTAATCGCAAGCAACTTGAGATTGCAGACGATATCGGCTTTTGTTAGCCCACGTTGCGGAATAACAGGCTGTTTTTCTACAATTGCGTTTGAGGAAAGTTTACCCAAACTCCAGTACTTGGATAGCATCATATTTGGGTCAAATTCTTGCTGATCATTTTCAATACCACACTCATTTACGCCTCTTGAGGGGGCTTTAGGTGGTTCTGTATTTGCATCGGTTGTAGTTACGTCTTTAATTTCAGATTTGTCGTAAACGCCTTTATCAATCTGCTTCTTAATCCACTCGTCAGCACCCTTTTCGCCAGCATCGAAGAAGAATGCGGCGCGATCTGCTGGGGTTGGCTCGATGAATCCAGAGGAAGGATTTCCACATTTCTGACCCGCACTCAAAACACCTGCGGCTAATGAAGAACCGTCTTTCAATCCACTTAATGCACCAGAAAGAGGACCGAGTTGTGTTTCGAAATTGGAGAATTTCGTTATGTCCTCTGTTGCAGTCAATCCCTTGGTTATATCTTTAATTGCACCAACATCGGCAGCTGCACCAGAAAGAGAAGTCGACAACGATTTAATCTCACCCATATTTTTTTCAAGATTCGCTAATCCACCGCCAATAGCCTTGAACTCAGAGAAGTTCTTTAAATCTTTAGCAATATCAGATACCTTTGAAATTTCATTAGATAAACCACTCAGATTATCACTAAATCCATTTAAACCTGCAATGCCATCTTTGAATCCACCAATTTTACTTAAATCGGTAGGTAGATCGTTAATCTTTTGCGACAATTCTAAAACCTTACTTGTAGCAGGAGAACCAGCTAAAGTTTGAATGTCGGTACTATTGTTCTTAATGTCGGTAAGATTATCGACTATTGTATTGAATTTCGATAGATTTGGTATTTTATCAGCAACTTCAGGTATTTCGGCAAGTTTATTTACAGTATCTAATACCTTGTCTAAGTTTCTGATGTTTCCGAGTTCTTTAGTTGCGTCTGAAACTTTCTTTAATTGATCAGAGGCTTCTTTAAATTTAGTTGCACCATCGAGAGTTTTAGATACATTTTGTATATCACCAAGCTGCCCTTTAAGTTGTTCTAGATCAAAACCAGCACCAAGTTGATCTTTAATCTTATCCGTAATTTCCGTTAATTTAGAAATCTCGCCAAATTTTTCTGTGATGCTATTCAGATCGCCGAGTTTGGAACTGATGTCTGTAATATTACCAAGACTATTTTGCAATGATTCAAGATTTTGCAATCCTGGTAATTTAGTTAACATATCCATTCCTGGAATATTCGCTAGGTTCGTTAAACCGCCCAACGCACCAGTTAATTGTGAAACGCTCGCAGCTACCGTTCCAGCAGCTGTAGTTGCGACTGCTGCAGCACCTGCAGCAGCATCGGCACCCGCCGCAGCTCCTCCTCCACCTCCACCACCACCTGCTGTTGGTGATGGGATAAAATCGTTTGAAACGGCAAGACCACTCTTACCAATAATGACTGCTGGAGCATCAACGTCAAGTAAGAATCCACCATTAATGCGAGTTGCAGCAAGAGAAGAAACGGAAACTTGCGCACCGCTTATCTTAACAGAACCCATTGCGTTGATTTTAACGTCTTTCTTGGCGTTCAAGTCGATAGTACAATCAGATTCAATTTTAGCGTCACCTTTCACTTTAATGTTTGCAGCGCCATCCACGGTAATGTTACATTGACCAATGACATAAATGTTATCATCGCCCATGATAACTTGATAGTTGTTTTTGACAACTTTTTCTACTTTAGTTCCTGATGGATAAATTTCATGAAATGTTCCTGTGCGATGAGCGACATGAATGCGTTCCCAATCTGGAGTATCATCAACTTCAAATACGTGACCTGATTCCGTTTCCTGAGCGTGATTATACGGATATGAAGCATTATAAGCAGGTGGCGGTTCTCTCCAAGATCCCCCACCTGCAATTGGTACTGTGACTAAATTTCTTTTACGATCAGTCAATAATGTTTTAGTAATATCTTCATTTCTTGTGAAGCGACTTGATGATGGCTCACCTGGTCGTTCTGGATTTTTCTTCGGTTCTTCGTTTTGAACTTCAACACCTGTACCATCGCTTTTATATTTTCGCGATTTAACTTTTCTTGGTATTGTTGAAGTATCTTGACGTTGATCTGAAAAACCAAAAGAGTAATTTGCTTCTTTATTATTAACACCAGGCAAAATACCCATAACAACAGGATGTTGACCATATTCACCGTCTAGGAAAAACCCGCAAACAATTTCGCCTTCCTTCGGTGCAAAGTGAGCATCATTGTTAACAGGCAACATAATCGTCGCCCATGGTAATTTTTCAGTTGGAATTTCTTGCAGATCCTCTGTGTGCCAACCAAACACACGAACCTTAACGCGACCAAGCATGGCGGGATCATTTCGGTCTTCAACTGCACCGATCCACCAAACAAATCCATCTAAACCCATGTAATCTTTTCTATTCATTTTTCGCTTTCTCTAATTCACTATTTCCAGAAGCACTGCTCAAGGATTCTGCAAACGAATCCTTCACGACTTCTAGGTGCGTTGTGTGAGATGTTGGAGTTATGACGTGCGAAACTCCCATAACGAGCATTGATCCAGAATAAAATTCATCTAGATCTTGTTGGCTTTTAGTCGACTGCGAGAATTTAGGCAAGTTTAAAGAAATAATGCTACCAACTTTAACGAGGAAGTCTCCTGGAATCGTTAAAGTAATTCGTGAGTTGTGCAACAATGCATGTTCCATACTTCTGAAAACTATCTTTTCTGCATAGTTCGGAATATCATCATAATCTGCATTCGCTGTTGTTGTGACGAAATATTTTTCAAAAGCCTCAAACGAAGTAAAGACAGAATCGCCTTTTCTGTTTGTAAAATTGTTGACAGGATATCCTTTTCCTAGAGTAGGATATTCTGGTCTGTTTGTTATGTTGAAATTGTTTACGCTGTATTGACGGCGCAAAATGTTCAAATTTTTCATGCGAGTTGCAAATCCACCATTTAACATGGTTGTGAGAGTATCATAACTTTGATTAATTGTTATGTCATTAACGCTATGAAAACTGTCGGCTGGATTTGGTACGTCCAAAACTTTTGGCATAAAATTATAAGTTTTATACACACTACCTTTCAAAATACTCTCTAATGATTTAAAATTGTAGCCGTCATAATTTTCGTAAAACAAATAAAATGATTCATTATCATTCATAGTTCTTGATGCAATAAAATTAATTGCTTGAAATGGATTCATATATGGAATAACGATATTCAATTCTCCGAATGGACTTTCAAAATTCTTTAAGTTAATTTTACTTGGATTAACTTTTAAATCTTTGCGTAAAATAGAAAGCACTGAGACGTCTGCTGGTCCTGAAAATGCTCTGCTTATTTTATATTGATTAGCAACGAAATGATCTTCTGTCGTAAAGTGTATTGAATATGCAGTTGAATTTTTATTTTTAACAATTTTGTTAGATATTTTATAAACTCTGAAATATCTCTCTAAAGGTTCGTCTAAAGAAGGTTTATCTAATATTAAATGAACAAATTCAGATCCATGAAGATCCATAGTTCCTGCGCTGTCGTTAGAATCAGTGATTAGCACATAACCCGAGATTTGAGAAGAATAGATGTCCTCGAATATTTTCAATTCGCTAAATGCAGTATAAAGATCTAAGGTTGCGCCTGTTGAAGACAACAACTTAAATGCCTTTATCTCATAGTCACCAAGTCTAAAAATACCAGTACTGTCGGACATTTTATCTCAATAAATCTCTCAGTTCATTTTCTACTTTAGCAGCATAATCAGGATTCAATATGTTTATATTTCTTCGCTTTTCATTTTCTATGAATTCATGATCATAATTCGATATAGCACTGTATGTTTCAGTACCTGTGATGATGCTGTCATCGCTTAATGTATAGTTATAATTTACCTTTATTGGTGGGCTGTTTAATGTTGGTGCACCACCTTCAAAACGGTCAGATGCGGTTTTGGTTGTAAAATTAAAAGTTTTATCTGTAACGGTGTATATTCTTTCATTAATACGACCATCAATACTATTTGATTCCTCAATTTTTACTTCATAATGATGAAGTTCGGTTTTAGCGTCCTCGAGTGAACCATATTTTGCAATGATGTAGTTATCGAATTCCTTACTGTGTAAAACCCATTCATATTTTGGATCAATGATAGAATTGGCGTATAAAATTATCCAGTGTTTTTGAGCGTCACCGTAAAAATTATAAGCAACTATTTCTGGCGTTTCGCCTTCTTTAATTTCATATTTGTAATATAAGAAAGAATTATTCAACACTTCCTTAATAATTTTTGCTCTTGTGAGCACATTAGTGACCAATGCAAAGTTTGCATTAGCAGTATCGAAAGAATAATAGGTTTGTGGAAAATACGAAAAATAAGCCATTAGTAACCTTCTGATTCAATTTTAGTTTTCGTAACGAGTTCAACTTCTGTGAAATCTAAACGTAATCTGGTTTCAATTGGAACGCCGTCGGCATACGTTTGCCATTGACCACTAGGAGAATAATCGACGTCTATACGGTTAAGAACACATCTACCAATTCTAGGCAAGAACGGATTCTTTATATCACCGTGTCGTAACGTAATTCCAAACTCTGAAGGTGGCACGAAGAACATTGGCGCTGGAGTTGGACCACCAAATCCTTTAACAGGATCGACCAACGGATTAGTTTCTGGTGCAGCGTGGAATTTAAACGTCTTGATGATTTCTTGAACTTCTCTCGCTTCCTTACCATTCTTCGGCTGAAACATAAATTCAAACTGAAACGATCTAAAGTTTGTTCCGCGATACAAAACTTCAAGCATTGGATTTTGCGCATAACCCATATTGAATAGTGAAACGTCAGCAAACCCACTACCCACAAGAGAACCGCCCAAAAGTGGCGTTTGAGTTGAGGAACCAATCGCTCCTGTTGCGAGCGCCATGTATGGGTTTTTTGTTCCTGGTAGTTGACTCAAATAACGTTTAAAATCATCCATACTCTTAATGTCGCCTTCGCCAGGCAAAAGAGACTGACCACCAGCGCCGAGCATACCAAGCATACCGCCAGCTTCCTTTACGCTAATTTGATCATAATCGTGACCATACGTTGTGAAGAAGTTTGCTGGCATATAAAGAGAGACCATGCCATCAATTTTTTCGGCAGTTCTTTCGACTTTCAATCCAGTCAATTCAGTTTGTTTTTTGATTAATTCGGTAGCAATTGCGCCTTTGATTGCAGCTTGTGTTTTTGAATTTGTTACAACAGAGGCTGCGGCACCAAATGCCGCTCCCGTAGCACCACCAATTAATTTACCAAGGAAGCCTGCAACGCCTCTGCCGCCCAATGCAGCAGAACCAGTTGCTGCGCCGAGTGCAGAATCTTTTGCAATTTGATAGCCACCTTGAACGGCATAAATTGCTTGGGCGGCACCAGTGGCTTCTTTAAAACCGCCAATTTCAGCATAATTGCTTACATTTGTTGTGTTTTCGGCTTTCTTTACAGTTTTGTTAAACGAACTTTTACGAGGGATATAAATAACAAAGTCTACAGAGTGTGGATAATTTTCCCCTAAATCCAGCGGATACTTTAAATTTAGACTTTTTCCATCACTTTTAAGTCTATTTTTATCAGGCGCTTGTGCGTTGACTGTTGGTGTTGCTTCTGCCATTTGAATTATACGCTATTAAGATGAAATATTTTCAAGGATATTTTAAGCCGAGAAATCCTAGCAAATATTTAGGTGATTCGCAGAACATAATCTACAGGTCTAGTTATGAGTATCGAGTTATGACATATTTCGATACTAATCCAAACATTCTTAAATGGGGCAGTGAGGAATTCTCAATACCTTACGTTTCCCCCATAGATCGTTCTTGGCACCGTTATTTTCCAGACTTCATAATTCAAGCCAAAGGTAAAGACGGCAATACGAAAACAATTGTAATAGAGGTGAAACCTTCTAGTCAAACCACGCCCCCTAAAATCGGTCAAAAGCCAACAAGAAGATACATTAACGAAATCGCCACGTGGGGTGTGAACGAAGCCAAATGGAAAGCCGCAAAAGAATACTGTTTAGATCGCGGTTGGGGCTTTCAAATCATCACAGAAAAGGATTTAAACATTAAATAAATATTTTAATGGCTAATATACTCGATAGACTCAGCACTCAAATGAATAAGGCTGGCGTTTCACAACGCACGGCAAAGGCGAGAACATGGCTTCGTAATAAGGTGAGCCAACTACGTTCAGTCAGAAGAAATACAATTATTCAAGATTCGACTAGAAAAACGACTGGGTTTTATCCAGGCAGAATGTACTTCTATTTCTACGATCCAAAAACAAAAGACACTTTACCATATTACGATAGATTTCCTTTGGTTATCCCAGTTGAACGTTATAAAGATGGTTTCTTGGGTCTCAACTTACACTATCTACCAGTCAAATATCGTTTGATTCTTTTGGATAAACTATACGAAACATTAAACAACGATCGTTTTGACGATACTACAAAAATGCAGTTGTCATATGACTTATTAGCTGGTGCAACCAGATATGAAGAATTTAAACCCTGCCTCAAACGTTATTTGACTTCACACATTGCATCAGGGCTTATCGAAATTGAGCCTTCAAATTGGGAAATTGCACTGTTCCTGCCTGTGGAAATGTTTGTCGGTGCTACGAAAGAACAAGTCCACAAAGACTCAATGGAGATGATTTAATGCCTTTTACAGTACCTGGATTTGAGGAAAGAAAACCACCTGCGGAAGTTCAAAGCCCACCGCAAACTCCTCCTGCTCCACCGCCAGCAGACAATAGTCGTTCCTCATTAAATTTAGATAGTGTTGCAATTAAAAACATTTTCTCAATTGACAACTTTAGATCAAAGGTTAATTCGTTTGGTGGGTTTCAGAAAACCAATCGTTTCTACGTTGAGATTTTTAGCCCTAAATGGACTAACGATACTATGGATCGTTTAAAGTTTTTATGTGAGGCTGCAGAACTTCCTGGTAAAACGATATTAACAAGCGATGCAAAAATCTATGGTCCTGCGTATAAAGTTGCAACAGGAACAGTTTTCAACGAGATAACTTTAACCTTTATATCAACTAATGATATGAAAGACAAATTGCAATTTGATCTTTGGATGAATTCTATACAAAACCCAAGAAAGTTTCACATGAGTTATCGAGATGAGTATGTCGGAACAGTTTCAATTATCGCATTAAGTGAAACTCCTGAAATTCAAGATCCAAAGGCTGCAGCAGCTGCGGCTTCTTCAAGCCCAATGTCATTGATTGATAAGATTCCATCGAGCGTCGTTGATATAACAATTGATGCCTTCAGAGCAATCAAGAACAGATTTACTGGTGGTGGTGCACCTCAAAACGAAGCAGCACAAAGCACACCTGAAGTTCCCACACCAAAGGTATATTGGGTAAAATTGATTGACGCTTTCCCAGTTGCAATTGCTCCTGTTCCTTTGAGTTGGTCAGATGACGGATTTATGCGATTCCAAGTTACTTTCGCATATCACAGATGGGAAGGTATTTCTGAAACAATTGCTAAAATGGAAGAAGTTGTTGTTCAAGGAAATAGATTCGCTAATCCGTTAAAATATGTACAAAAGATTTCTGCGCTCGTTAACAGCGCAAATAAAGAAAACTTAAAAAATATGGCTATAGGTCGTTTAGAAAATACAATCTTAGACGCAGTCAATGATACTGATGGTGGGCTCAGAAAAATTATTGGTACTGGCGAAAATGCAGTCAACAATTATCTGAATCAATCATCTGAAAAAGTTGGACTTAATACTAGCGGTAGAAAGCCATTGAACTTTATCATAGAAAGAATTAAATTTGATTCTGGTCGTACTTAATAAAATATGGAGTAATTATGTTACCGAAAATTGAACATCCAATTCATGAAATTGAATTGAAATCTGTAAACAAAATGGTTAAGTTTAGACCATTTTTAGTTAAGGAAGAAAAGATTCTTCTCATGGCATTAGAGGCAAATGAAGAAGAATCAATGATTGATGCGATACGTCAAATCATTCAGAATTGTGTAATCTCACCATCTGACTTTAATGTGGATGATTTAGCGATTTATGATTTAGAATATTTCTTCATAAAATTGCGCGCACATTCAATGGGTGAAATCGTAGAAACCAAATATACATGTCAAAATGTAGTGAATGAGAATCAAGACAAATGTGGCAATCTTATGGACGTGACTGTTAATCTATTTGACGTTACTTTAAGGAATGCGGAAGATAATTCAATCATTAAATTTAACGATACGGTTGGCGTTAAAATGAAACACCCAAACATCAATTCGTTAAATCAAATGTCTGAAATTAACTTTTCTGAGAGCGTCAAGCATGTTGTAGATTTCATCTACGATTGCGTAGATTACGCATTTGATGAGAATCAAGTTTATACAAAAGACGATATTAGTCGTGAAGAATTTACAGAGTTTGTCGATAATATGTCCAAGACAGATTTTGATAAATTTGAAACCTACTTTACGTCTTTACCAAAGTTATCATATACAATCGAAAAAACCTGCTCAAAGTGCAATTTTGAACATAAAATTGTTCTGGAGGGTATCGGCGATTTTTTCGATTAAGTTTTTGTAATGAAAATCTGAAGAATTATTTTAAAACTAACTTTGCATTGATAAAACACCACAACTTTAATGTGGCTGAGTTGGAAAATATGATCCCTTGGGAAAGGGAGACATATGTATTGCTTGTGCTACAGTATTTAAAACAAGAGCAAGAACGACAACAGATGGAACAATTAGCGAGAAAGAGTAGATAAAAATGGCAGAACCTAATCCATTCATGGCAATGCTTGCTCAGAAGATGGGCGGAAAACCTACACCTGAGGCGCAACCAGAATCTAATCAGCAAACTGATAAGAAGGTTGACAAAAGACCAAAACGAGCATCGTCGCGCGATAAAGTTAAAGGTATGCGTAATTACACAGCTGGTCGTTCTGTGTCTGATTTCATTGCGTCTCAATCTGAAAGTCCATTCTTGCGAAGTGCTTATGCTTATGCAAAAACAATTAGACAGAGACGAGAAATGGAGGCTGCTAAGAAAGATGCTGCCGTAAAAGGAAAAGCCCCAGTTGATGATAAAGAAAAGCAAGAGGAAGGTGAAGAGGGGACAGCTGATAAAAGAACTGGTATTAGAACAATTGCGACGTTGAAACGACAGTTAAAAACAGTCGAGAAGGTTACAATTGAAAATCAAAAAGATACAAAACAAGTAGTCAAAGCAATCTCAGAAATAAAGAAGGGCATACTGGGAATCAAAAATGCTATTAAAAAGATAACAGGTTCTTTTTCAAACATTACAAGTTCAATTACTCCCTCTCCTGAAAAATCTCTTGCAGCATCGGCAGCAAGAATGTATAGCAGCGCAGGAGCAGATACGAAAGAATTAATGAAACCTATTGATGTTAAATCAGAAGGTCAAGAGTATCTTTATTATAGGGGAGCTCCTGAAGGTCGACAATTCTATAAGAAAGGTAGAAGTGGAGCAGCTGGTGCTATTGCTTCAAGAGAAACATCAGAAAAGTTATTTGCAGAATTAGATAAAAAATTATCAGCAATTAGTGCTAAGATGAATGGTGGTGAAGGTGATGCTGGAAAAGTCGCAGGACCAAAAGATTATGGTCAGTTAAAAGAAGTTGACAATCGCGAAGAAACAGAAAAATTAGAAAAGGCATTGGAAGGTGCATTAAGAAAAGTATTACCAACAGCATTAGCAGAGGCTGGTGTGGGCGATCAAATGCCAATGATGGGTGGTGGCGGTGGTGGTTTATTGGATGGTCTTGGTGGTTTTGCAATGCGCGCTGCTGGTGGTTTAGTTAAGGGTGCTGCTGCTCTCGGTCGTGCTGCTTTTAAAGGCGTAAAGAATATTGGCGCCAAAGTTGGTGGTATGTTCAAAAGAACACCAACGGTTGCAGCGCCAACTACAACTCCAACAATGCCCACTGGTGCTGCGACTTCAACGCCAGCACCTCCAGTAGAAGCTGCTAAAAAAGCAGCAGAACAAACAGCAGGTGCAACTGCTCAAAAGGCTGCTGAAAAGGGTGGAACTGCAGCTGCGGAAACGGCAGCAAAAACTGGAGCAAAAACTGCTACTAAAACGGCAGGTAAAACTGTTTTGAAATCTGCACTCAAAAAGATTCCAATTATTGGCGCTCTTGCAGGATTAGGATTTGGCGCCCAACGTGCATTGTCTGGCGACTTAACAGGAGCAGGTCTTGAAGTTGCTTCTGGATTAGCAGGAACACTTCCTGGTCTTGGTACTGCTGCATCAATAGGAATTGACGCTGGATTGGCTGCACGTGATATGGGAATGTTAGGTAAAAGTGCAATGCCAAATCCAGTTAGAACAGACATTCCTGGTACAATTATGGAGCGTACTAGTGCGAATATGCAAGCTGCACGTCAAACAGCACCTCCAGTAATTGTAAATGCGCCATCAACACCACCAGCTGTACCGCCACCAGCACCACAACCAAAACCATTCAGTGCAACTCCAACAGTTCGTAATCCTGATGATGCTTTCATGCGCGCAACATATAAAGACTTTTATCACCCATCTTCATTGTACAAATAAAAAGGGAGGCTTTCGCCTCCCTTCCATACAACCAACTCGGATTGGTGTATTAATCTTCAGCCAACTTTCCGAAGAAAGCCATTGAATCGTCGTCATCAGTGGCTGCAACGCCGACATCTTCATCAGCCAGTTCGAGATCTTCAGCCTTCGACTTTGCACGCGCAGCGGCAACGCCATCAAGACCAAGAACGCGATCCAACTTTGACTTCAATTCATCATAAGACTTGAAGTGCTTTGGATCGAGGAATTCCTTGAGAGAATATTCCGCTTTCCAAACCTTCTCAATCTTATCATCATCGCCGTCAAACAACGGAGACGGATTATCAAACTCAGACTTATCGTAGTTACGATAGCCTTCAACCTTGCGGATCTTGAGTTTGAAGTTTGCACCTTCCCAGAAGCTGAACGGATTGACAGCCTTCTCATCTTCAAATTGCGGCTCGATCTTTTCCTTGATCTTATCAAAGATTTTCTTGCCGTACTTGTAGAGGAAAACTTTTCCTTCGTTGGCAGGATTTGCAGTATCCTTAATGACAAGAACGTTTGAGATATAAGTCAGACGACGCTTCTGCTTGCGAGCAATTTCCTTGTTCGCTTCAATGCCAGAGTTCCAGAGTTGAGTGTTATACTCAGAAACGGGATCCTTCTGACCAAGAGTCGTCAAACTGTTCTCAATGTACCAGCCACCAGGACCTTGGAAGCCATGACTGAACACTTGAACCCACGGCATACCATCTTCCCCATCAACAGCAGGGGCGTCAAGAAAACGAATGACTGCGTAGCCATTACCAGCAGCATCAACTTCTGGTTGCCACAAACGTTCATCTTCTTTTGAACCACTGTTCTTTGTGGTCGATTCGAGTGCTCGAGCGAGCTTGCCAAGAGAGGAGTTCTTCTTGAGCGCAGATAGATTAGACATATGTATTACCTCGTATATTTTGTATTAACAGTATTAATTGTATCCACAATATCATAACAACAATAGTATATATTAAACCGCGACAGGAGTCAACTCCTTCTTGATCATGAATTTAAACATACTATCATTCAACGGAGCATAAGCAAAAAAGAATGGCTTATACTTATTGAATTTCTTGTAAAGATCACTCCAAATAAAGTCATCTTCAATCTTCGTATTCCAACGATCAAACAACTTAATTGCGTGATCTAATATGATTAGTGAATCCAGATTAATTTCCTTTTGCATGTATAGATTAAGAAGTTCAGGGAACTGCCCATCCTTACAGCGTAATGAATCACCAAAGTTAATCTGTTTAAGTTTGTTTAGATCTTCGTTAAAATTTTCAGCGCGTGCAGATTGCCAATTTTTCCAATCTTTAAAAAGTTGTTTTGCTTCGTCTTTGAGTAGTTCACTTATCCAGTTTTTATCTTTATGAAAGAAGTTCACTGCATAGAAATATGGCAGTTCACCTTCATCATACATTCGTGCTATTCTGTGAAATGAGTATTTGTCTTTTCGTAAATCAAACGTTTCAATTGTGGTTCGCGATTTGCCGTTGTATTGAAAATAGTCGAAGTGATCGTTAGTGAAATGTAATCTCACCGACATGTAACAAACATAGGCGTCGTAGCCATTCATATTGGCAATCTAGATGACCTTTGTATGAAGCGTAACGTTTGTGCTTCGACTTCAATTTTAGATTTTAGATTTTCGTTGATCAGGCTTGCAGCGACCTCAACCTCAAGACCACTTTCTTCACAGTAGTGAGTAATAGCGTCAATTAGGCTCAGATTCATTTTACTAGCCATTTCTTCTATCATTATACAGAAATTGTTCTTTTCTTCTCGAGTAGCCATCAGCTTGGACCAAATACTTCGTTAATGACGCGATTCACTTTGATGAATTTACCTTTATGATAAAGTTGATATAGATCTTCGGCACCAACATAAGTACAGGCTGAGCGGATTCCACCCAAAAGATTTTTTACTGTATTGGAAACTTTGCCGCGATACGTTATGTATACTTCTTTACCTTCACTGGCGCGATAATCAGCAACACCACCATTGTGAAGTTCTTGTGCAGCCTTTGAAGCCATACCGTAGAACGGAATCTTACTTGCATCTTTAATGTTATCTCGGAACCCTGGCGGCAAACCTTCTTCATGTGCCGCAAACATACCACCAATCATGACGAAGTGCGCACCAGCAGCAAATGCCTTGGCTACATCTCCAGGGCAGGTACATCCACCGTCAGACATAATGCGACCACGCGCTGACTCTGCTGCATCATAGCATTCAAGAACGGCAGATAATTGCGGATAGCCAACACCAGTCATTTTACGAGTCGTGCAAACTGATCCAGGACCGATACCAATCTTAACGATATCCGCACCAACATCAATTAACGATTCAACTGCTTCTGGCGTAACGACATTTCCTGCAATCAATCCATACTCTGGATAATTCTCAGCAAATTCTGCAACAAAATCTAAAAACTTAGAGGTGTAACCGTTTGCAACATCCACACAAACAGCGCGAGGAAGGGGAATGTCGTTATCAACACAGTGAGCGTGGAATTGAGTGAACTTATCCAGATCAGTATTGTTAGCGCCAAGAGAATAAATTGCATACGGTGCTACGTCGCGCTCTGCGTCATAGAAATCAATAAGTGCATTTAGAGGATAGTGTTTGTTCAATGCAGTGAGGATATTATCGCGACTCAATGCTACAGCCATCTCAAAAGTGCCAACTCCATCCATATTTGCCGCGACAATCGGAACGACATCTAAATCGAAAAAGTCAACCTCAAGATCTACTAACTGTCGCGAGTGTAAATCTGAATGCTTTGGCACTAGAAGCACATCGGCGAAGTCGAGTTTTGTTTCAACATCTATCTTCATATATTACACCTTATTCATAAAATATATGCGCACCAATTTTAGTAATGCGCTGCTTATGTTTAGCCCAAAAAGGATTTACATAGTCAGCATGATAGTATAGCGCATTTTGCAGTTCAGGTAAAGTATTTTTCCTGCCTGCAACAATTTGTTCAGACATTTGATAGATACGTTTCCAGTCGTTATCTTGGAATCTAGCCGAGGAGAGTTTTCGCTGACATACCCAACTAAATTCGCAAGTTGTTTTTCTTTCATACACAACACCGCAAATAGAATCGGCAAAATTTTTGTGCTTCACGCGATTTAAAGTTACTGTTGCGACTGCGAGTTGACCTTGCTTAGATTCACCGACAGATTCATAATAAATGTTATCCGCCAAGCACATAATGCTTTGATTGTCTTTGGAACTCATTATCGATTCAATGTTGTCTTTTATTATGAATTTATATGCAAAGTACATCAATGTCGAAAAGACAATAAGGAATACAACCACATAAGTAAACAGAAAAGAAACAACTTTCTTTCTCAGAAACTCAAAACTTTCTTCATTCATAAATTAATTCTGATAGAACAGATGATTACCAATTTTCTTCACAAACGTTTTAGTGCGAGACCAGTTAGGTTCAACGTAATGAGCGTGAAAGAATTTTGCATCGCCGACAACATTAGTATCTTTTTTCGCAACAAGCATTTGTTGAGAGATTCGCATAGATTCTGTCCAACTTGCGGTGCGAACATTCACTCGTTTTTTACCTTCACATACCCAACTAAACTGGCAAACACCTTTAGCCTTTTGATGAACGACGCCACAAACTGTCTTTGGATATGCTGAACTTCTTACGCGATTCATCGTGACTTCAGCAACAGCAACCTTACCAGCATATGGTTCACCACCTGCTTCGAAGTAAATGTTGCGCGCAAGACAATCGACTTCTTTCATCAAAGCCTGTTGCTTATCGTAAGATAATTGAAAGAATGCCATTTCGTTATGCATGTACGACATTTCTTCGACAAGACGTGTGTTAACAATCATCTGATGATTGAGAGTGTCCTCTGCCTTTAGATGTGAAGACATTGGGACGTAAATGGCGAAGAAAATAAACGCGAACAATCCACCAACTTTAAGAATGAAATCATGATATTGATCGACAAATTTTTGAACTGCATTCATGATAGTTGCCTCCATTATGCAGTGAATTGATTGAACAATCACTAACTCAATTATGAACGTACAATGCTTTATCTAATTTTTTAATAATTTTAGGTAGTTTACAAAACTTCTCAACATACTCCAAAGCAAAATATCCGTCAGCATTAATTTTACTTTTATCCAAACGAAGTTGTTTTGCATACAACGTTCGAGTGGCAAAATTACCAATATCAATTTTGTTCAATTCAATCTTAGACTCTTGTCTTTCCCACTTAAAGTGATTGTGAAAAAAATCACAATGTATAAAATTAGTATCGTCATCTACTACTGCCAAAAACTCCTGCACAAAGTTTGGAAAGTAGTAGTTATCATCGCTAGTCATAACAAGCCATTCTTCTTTTGCACACTCAATTCCATAATTTCGAGCAGTATGACCCCAATCTTTATTGGGACCATTAAGCATACTAAAACGAATTCTGGTATCATCACCAAACGAAGATGCTATACTTTCAAATCCATCGTGCGGTGCATCAGCAATTACATGTATACTCCAATTTGGATTCGTTTGCGAATACACACTAGAAATCATTCCAAGAAGTTGAAGATTTCTATTGTAGGTTGGAATTACAAATTCAATTTTCAAGGTTTCCTCCAGAAACTGTAGATACCCTTATCAACCTCGTAACGATCCCACATAAATCGTTCACGCATAGGTTGTATTCTAGCCCATTCCCACATACAAGTCAATCCCTCTTTAAGAGATGTTTTGTCGGAATAGCCAAGGAGATCTACTGATTTCTGGTAGGTTGGATGTGAGTATTTCACTTCATGGCGCGGTTCGAGATGTACCGTTACACCTCCACCCATGACTTCTGTAAGAATAGCGTTTGCTTCCTTGATGGTGTATTCTTTCGTTCCACCAAGATTAATAATCTGTTTCGAGCAGTTCTCTTGAACCGCTGCCTTCCACAATCCATCCAAACAGTCATCGATGTAACTGAATGCTCGCATTTGCATTCCATCTCCGAAAATAGTCATTGGAAGATTATTTAAATGTTGCCACATCCAGATACCAAGAACATTGCGGTACTTATCCCAGATGTTTTGTTTGACGCCATACACATTATGTGGGCGAATGATGCACCAATCAAGACCATGTTGCTCGCCAGCGATTTGAATATCGCGTTCGCACGCCATCTTTGCGACTCCATATGGATCTATCGGCATCAAAAGATCTGTTTCGCTGAATGGTGGAGTACCTTCTCCATAAACTGCAAGAGAAGAAGTAAATACAATCCTCTTCACACCATGAGTGATGCATTGATTTACAACTCGTGCGGTGGCAACGAGATTGTTTGTGTAGTTAAAAGAACGAATGAATGGCGAAAGACCTTCTGCGGCATAAGCAGCGAAGTGAAAGACATAATCAAATTTGTAATCTTCAAACAAACGATCAAAGTCGTGTGCGGCAAGATCGAGTTTTGCTAGAGTGACTTTTGGATTTACATTCTCCATATAGCCGCCACTCAAATCATCGATGCCAACAACGTTGACACCTGGTTTGTTTTCAATGATCCAATCTGCTAAACGAGAGCCAAGCAAGCCTGCAACACCAGTAATCAATACGTTCATAAATCCTCCAATTATTTTGATTTATTTATTCTAGATAATACCATCAGGAGTACGAATTTTACTCTTGTGACCGAACTCTTCATCAGTCATAGGTTTAATCAATTTGTTACCACAGTATGTTTCTTTCTTTTTCAAAAGATACAATGTCTTATAAAAGACCAATCCACTGTCACCATATTCCAAAGTCAATTTGTTATAGAAGGTAGTAGAATCGTATGGATATTTGGTCCAACGAAGACTCTTTTGTTTATACAAATAAAAAGAAATTAATCTTTCGTGTATGAATGGGAAATTTATGGTGGGACGACCAAGATGCAGTTTTAATGATGGACCATATGCAAACTCAAACAAATCACGATCATTCTTGATTATTTCCATGCATTCTTCAAAAAAAGAAAACCACTCGTTCCAAAACTTTTTGTTACCAATCCAAAAAGTACAAGTCGAAGTTAAGTCGGGATGAAAACCATCACGATCAAGATCAATATCTAAGTTTAATTTTTTCAATAGCCGACGATTGAATTCCATCAATCCAGGATGAGAGATGTCGCCATTTATGAATGGGTTCTTAAAGGCTGCGGCTTCTTGTATGTGCGGATCAATAAAATAGAGATCATAACCTGGATTCTTTTTAATCCAACGAACGAAGAAAGTGCCATCAGATTTTATCTTCTCTCCCCACTTCCAACTTACAAGACCCCAGTGCGTGTCTTTATCTTCCTTATGTTTCTCGTAAATCTTCTTATGGAGAGGATATTCTCTCAGTTGTGGTTGAGCGTTTTCTGTGTTATCGAACGGAATGAAATTTCGATAATCAAGATTGATTGTTTGCTCTTTGGCGTAATATGATTGATATATTGCAACTTTCATATGAGAATATAAAGTAAGTAAAGAATGGCGAGGTTGCCCTCGCCACCTGACTTTTCTGTTACCAAGCGGTCAACTCTTAGCCATTACTTGCCGTTTGAAATAAAATCATTCAACCGTGTGGCTTTATCCAAAACATCATCCTCAGTAAAATACTTCGGATAATTTGGTTGAGATGGAAGTTGTGTTTTGTTTCCCATTGCTGCGGAGCACAATACTTCCCATTCGCTTTTAATGGTTGAGTGTCGAGTATTAAACTCTTCGCTCAGCATATCTTTTGCGAGTTTTACCAACTCTAGTCTAATTTCATAAGGTGTCATAGTCATTTTCATCTCCTTTGTGTGTTGTGTGTGTTATGACAAATGGTGCGTTTATTCTGTTTCCAAGAAAACCCACCGAAAACTCAGGTAATCTAAATCGGCTTACGCCGCAAGAGCCATGTCGTAATTGCTATCATTTGCAGTTACTATTTTTGCGCTGATTAAGTCAGTCGCCTCACTGGTTGCTGTCAGGTTATTACTTGCCCTGTCGAAGCCAAATTCATCCCCATAAGATAGCCACCACGTACATTGCTGCAGAGGTGATGGGCATTTGGTGGAGATGTCGGGGGTCGAACCCGAGTCCAGAACACTTTTAATTGTCAGTTTACAACCATTGTTTTTATTTAGCCAGCAAGAACTTTCGCTACTGAATTTACAACAGCAGCGATACGACCAATGTCGCGAAGTTGTTCAACTGTGAGACCTTCTTTCTTGAGAGTCTCATAGTGAGCCTTGACGCAGAAGTGGCATTTGCCTACGATTGAGGCTGCGAGAGAATATGTTTCGAAGTTGATCTTCGAAGTGCCACCGTGATTCATAATGCCATTCATACGAAGTTGAGCAGGCAATCCTTTGAGTGCAGGATCACTAGCCATTTCAACGTATGGATACCAAACATTATTTTGAGCCATAATTGCAGCAGCAGTCAACGCAGCATCGGCTTCCTTACGGTCCTCGATCTCTGCGTCGATTGCTGTTGCGAGTCTAGAATTGCCAGCAGCAAACGCTGCGGCAAGTGCACATCCTTGTGCAATCACAGGATCAAGTGTACTGCGAAGAAGAACAGCGTCAAGATTTAACTTTGTATCTTTTGCGTATTCTGGTAAACCTTCTTTAATTACATTGACCCAATTCATTTTATTCTCCTATTAGACGTTCTTTGGTGTTTCCATGCAACGCTCAAAGAGATATCTCTTTGCTGTGCGCATTTCTGAATTGTTCAAAAAACCATCACCGTTCTTATCAGCAGTTTCAAAGAGTGACTTTGTAATTGTGCAGTAACGATTAATGTCATCAAATGATACTTTGCCATCCTTGTCAAAGTCATACTGTGCCACACGGTCTTGAGCCATTGCTGGCGCAGATAACATAATCAATCCAATGATTAATTTCTTCATTTAAGTTTTCCTTTATTTTGATAGAGTTGCTTCACCAACCTGACGATTGCACTGGCAAAGTTCACCCGTCTGCAAAGCATCGAGGATACGAAGTGTTTCCTCTGGATTGCGTCCGACGTTTAGATTATTCACAGTGACATGCTGAATGATTCCATCTGGATCAACGATAAACGTTGCGCGAAGAGCAGCACCTGCTGGCTTAAAGAACACACCAAGATGATCAACAAGGCTTTCGCTCTCATTGTAGTATGCATCGCTGCTACGAGCAGTATCAGCAAAGAACCAAGATGTAGTTTTCTTAAGATCTTCATGAGCATTCTTCCATGCCAACTTACAGAACTCGTTGTCAGTGCTACCGATCAAAAGAACAGCATCGCGATCAGCGAAGTCCTTGTTCAACTTGTCATAAGCAACGATTTCCGTTGGGCAAACAAACGTGAAATCTTTTGGATAGAATACAATAACTTTCCACTTACCTGCGAAAGATGCTTCTGTAATTTCTTCGAAAGCATTGTCAGGTGTAAGAGCACCAGGCTTCACACCAGTGATGCGGAATTCTTCTAACTTATCTCCAACTGTCTTCATTTTATAACTCCTGTATAACAAAAACCTATACGAAACCTATACACAACGTATATATGAAAAAAAGAACCCTCTATCGCACTTTTTGCGATAAATTAATACTATAGAAACGATTGATAGTGGCTATTAGGCAACCATGCCGTATTCTTCGCGGAGAATCTTCTTATATGGTTTACCTTCAACGATCAACTGTTCGACCAACTTAAGCCGCTCAGAAAGATCTTGAAATCTTGGGTTTTGACTTTGACCGCTGGCGATCTGTAAAGCAATTACGATATCGCGAAGTTCATTTTCACTAATTGGCAGATCCATAATATATTACCTATTTTGAGAATTGATGCGTTCTGTAATATTCATCGATGTAACCTTGCAACTTCTCGCGATAAACTTTAAGATCATCGCCCTTAACAGACATGGTCTGACAGAAGTCCGCAGTATCAACACCGATGATAATGACAACTTGCTCGAAAGGAAGCCCAGTCAACTCGGTGAACATTGTACCGTATGCAACGCCCTGCATAAAGTAATTTTCAATATCTTCCTTTTTCTTAAGACGAACCGAAGTCTTGAAGTCGATAACAGAAAGAACGCCGTTGTATTCAGCAACGCAGTCAACCTGTCCCGCAAGTTTAAGTTCATGAGAAAAGAGTTTGGATTCCAAACAATGAATGTTGTTAATCTTAACTAACTCTTTCTTCATCTTCACGAAAAGATTGCGCACGTTCGGCATCATGTTTTCGCGAAGGACATCCACTTCTTCATTAAGTAAATGTCGCTCAATGGCTTTGTGGACGCCAGTACCTCTGGTCGTCGCTTTGCGCGAGATCTCGTTGGCTTTTTCTTCACCAACTCTTGCGCGCCACTCCATGAGTTCTTTCTTTTTATAGTTTGAAAGAACGGTGGTGACAGAAGCATATTTCTCACCAGTCGGAGTAACGTAACAGCGAGCGCCATCAACATTCTCTTGTACTAGTTTCGGAAAGTCATGATGTATATGATTAAACATGAAAGATACTCATAAAGGACGACACTCTATTGTAACATATTATACGTTACAAGTCAAGTATTTTTTACCAACGGAACAACATTCACATCAGTTTCCGAGACGTATTCTTTTCGTTCGTACTTTTCTGTTGCTATTAAGAAATCCTTAACAAGAGAAGAACGAACAATATCTTCGGTTGTAAACTCTACGCTGGTGAAAGAAGCCATGAGTTTTGCAATCTCGTGGAACTTCTTTAGACCAGATTTGTCCTTGTTGTTTCGATACAAGTCAGTCTGTCTGTAGTCGCCGCAGAAGATAATCTTCGAACGATGACCCACACGAGTCATAATCGTAGACAATTCTTCAAACGTCATATTCTGACATTCATCTACGATGATCACAGCATCGTCAAAACTCATACCGCGAATGAAACTAGTAGAGATGAATTCAATACGACCACATTCTTTCAATGCGTCGTATGCATCACGTCTGCCGAATAGAGTATGGCAGATCTGCATATAAGGTTGTTCGTACAGACTCATCTTTTCCTCTACGGATCCTGGAGTGAAACCCAGATCGCGAGACTGTACTGCTGAACGAACGATTACAACTCTATGGAATGAAGAAGTTCTATCCAGAACCTCTTGAAGTGCTTGATAGCAAGCAATGAATGACTTACCTGTACCAGCGGAACCGTATAGCATAACGAAATAGTCGCCACGTTTATATGCTTCGAAAAACTTAGATTGATTATCGGTCAGCGGTTCAAATTGTTTTAGTTCAGCCGCTTTAATTCGTTGAGGTTTTTTCTCGACTTGTGGGTCAGAAAATTCTATGAACGTATTAGAGTTTTTCTTTTTTGACATTTACCCTCGCTTTCCAAGATTGCGAACTTTTTCGCTGTGCTTCTTGATGATCTCTTTAGTCTTAATATCTTTCGTGCTCTTACGAAGATACTTATCGGCTAATGGGCTTGCTGGATGTTTCTCAGCAACTTTAGACATTACTTCTTTCCAAGTATTGTCTGTCTTGATACCATCGCTTACGGTTGTGCCATAGAGTAATGGTGGCACAGTGCCGTGGTATCTTTCTAGATGCGGGTTGTCTGCCTTAAACTGATCGTAGGCAGACATTGACATGGAGTGTTCTTCAATTTTACCAGTATTGGTATTCAAGAATTCATAAGTTGGCATAAATTACCCAGTGTATCGTTTAGACTTCCCGTCTGGTTTAACATGATGTGCATTGAAGCGAATGTGTGGAAACTCATGCTTCAATTTTAAGAAGTGATGCAAATTATGTTCACTATCATCGTATAGCGAAACGTGAGAATAATTACCACTCTTTAAGTGGTCGCGTATAATGCTTGCCTTCTTTTCGGCAACCGTACCATCTGTCTTTAAATTACCTGCGCGATGAACGTGGATATTGTCGATGTCCACACCATGCTTACGGAATGTTCCAAGAAACTTATCTCTATCGTCGAAGTCGGCGCGAGCAGTATTGATAATGACCTTGCCGCCAGTTGCCTTGGCTTTTGTATGCAATTGCTTCATCTTGTGAAGCATA